CGCAGCTTCAGCGGCGAAGCCGACGGACTTGGACAAGCAGACTAAGATTCGTTACGCCGCCGCTCTGGAGGCTGGAGAACCCCCTAACGCCGCAACTATGTCTAAGGCTGCTCAACAAGCAGCAAGCGATCTGGGTCGGTATCCGGGTGAAGCACGGGCAGAAGCTGCTGGCGCTAAGCTAGATCAAGGCGCTAGGGAGAAAGCAACTAAGACCGTGGATGACGGGATTATGCTGGACGAAGCATACAGAAAACTGAGAAAAACAGACCCTGCTGCTGCTGAAAAGTACCGTACTGACAAAATTTTCCGAGAAACAGCCCGCTTGATGGGTGGTGCTGGCGCTCCTGCCGCCGCTCCTGCTGCTAACGCCGCCGTTAAAATTTCTAGCAAAGCTGAGTTTGATAAACTGCCGAAAGGGACATCCTTTATTGCGCCCGATGGTACGACCCGCATTAAACCGTAAGGCATGTTATGGCAAAACAATGGTGGGAAGAAGCACCGCTAGCAGAACAAAAATCTGATGAGTGGTGGCAAGCAGCACCGCTTGTAACAGCTACGGCACAAAAAGAAGAGCGCCCAGAAGACCAGTCAATCCTGCGAAGCGTAGCGGACGTCCCACTCAAAATAGGAGCGGGCGCAGTTACAGGTGTGCGGCTTATCGCCGACGCATTTGGCGCGGGTAACGAAGTCTCTGAAAACCTCAAAGGAGCGGAAGACTGGATTGGTGCGCTCTACAGCGCTCAGTCTAAGAAGGACTCCAAAGAAGTCGCTCGCATTATGAAGGACGCCGAGGACAAAGGCGTGGGCGATCAAATTGCCGCAGCGCTCAAGGCGTTTTCTGTTGCCCCCGTAGACCTCGTTACCAACGCACTCGGCACATCAGCCCCAGCCATTATTGCGGGTCTTGGCGCTACATTATTCGGAGCACCTGTGCTTGTGGGTTCAGGTCTGGCCGCTGGTGTCGGCGCAACTATGGGTGCGGGTACAGTCAAAAGCTCCATCTACGACGCGGTCAAAGAAGAGTTATCCAAAACCAAAATGCCGCCTGAGCAGGTAGAAGCTCGCGCTAAGTTGGCTCAGGAATATGACGGCGAGAATTTGGGCCTCATTCTTGGCGGCGCGGCGCTCGGCACTATCGGTGCGACTACTGGTTTTGAACCCTCCGCTGCTCGTCAGGTAGCTGCACAGATTGCGGCTAAGACCGTTAAAACAGAAGTGGCTAAAAGCGCTACTAAAGAAGCTATAGAAGAAGCGGCCAGAAAATCTGCTGAAGAAGCGGCTAAACGTGGGGTCATTAAACAAAGCGCTTTAACAGGCGCAAAAGAATTTGCTGGCGAAGCCGCCGAGGGTGGGCAAGAACAATACGCTCAGAACGTAGCGCTGCAACGGGAAGGCTTTGACGTTCCTACTATGCGCGGTGTAGTGGGTGCCGCTACGCTTGAAGGTACAGCCGGTTTTGGTTTGGGTGCTTTAGGTGGCGGGCGCGAAGCCGCTAGAGCCAAACGAGAACTCGCCGTTGAAAACGCCGCCGCAGAAATAGACGCACTCAACAAAGGCACGACCACAACAGTGCGGCCTCCAGCGGCAGAGGGCGAAGCACCTACTCTTGAGACTGTACCTGCGGAACCTACTGGTCAGCCAGACCCGGAGCGCGTTGCTCAACTTAAAACCGTATTTGAAAATATGGGGTTGTCAAACGCGGAAGAAGAAGCTATTGCAAAAGCAACCGAAGAAGCTGTAGAGGATAAACAAAATGCGGATGCCCAGAGAGAAGCTCAAGGAACAGCAGGCGTTGGCGAACCTGTCGGTGGACCAAGTGGAGTTGGCGATGGAATGGCTGCACAGTCCGATACGGAACGCGCCCCCGGAGCCGCTGGAGTGCTTGACTCAACTGGAATGGTTTCTGCTGGACCGGATGTTAGCCAGCCTGCTGCACGAGAAGGAGCAGAACCGACTGCATTGACCGCCGAGCCAGCCAGCAACCTACAAAACGTAATCTCCGAAGTTGAGAAAGCGGCTACTATCGAATTCCAACCCGCTGAAGAAGCTATTGCTGAGTTGCAAGCGCCCGAGGTAACACCGGAAGCTGCGCCAGAGCCTATCCAAGAACTAGCAACTCAAGACGTAGCGTCAGACGCTACAACCCAAGAAATCGCCGAGCGGGTTGAAGTAACGCCAGAAGTCGCCGCAGTGGTGGCAGAAGCCGCTCCCGAAGCCCCGAAGAAAGGGCGTGGTCGCCCTGCGCTTACTGAAGAACAACGAGTAGCCAACCGTGCTGCTACTAAAGCTACGTATAGGAACAAAGGCAAAGCTGCTGCGGCTACTTTGGGTGCAACTGACTCGGCCATCGAAACACTTAACGCAGTGCTGGCCCCTATTGACGAGTCAAAGATTGAGACAGATGAGCAGTTGGTAGAAGCGGAGAGGAATAAACGGGTTGATAAAATTCAAGCCATCAAGTCTCTGCTCATACTGCAAGACTCACTTCCAGCGACGGACACCGCACGGGGCCGCATAGCTGCTGCGATCAAGAACTCAGCGATTAGCGCAAAGGAACTCGCTGACATAAGAACTGGTATAGCGTACGAGAAGAGCAAAGTGTCTCGCTCGGAAAAGACTGGCAAAGCTGGTCGGCCAGATGAAGGATTCTCCAAAGCCACCAACGGTGTGCAAGCGCTTGCGCAGGTCATTAGAACAGGCAACGCATTCCAAAGGTTCATCGCTCAGCGTTTACGCAATTTTGTTAAAGATGTAGAGTTCATCGTCATTGAAAAAGGTGACCCTGTTCCAGAACAGCTTCGCCGAAACATGAACGACTGGAACGCTGCGCGTGGTTTGTTCATTGAAGACTTGCCTACAAGAACACGCAGGGTCTATGTGCGTGGTGCTAGCTTCGGGGTTGACCAAGGCGTCAATAATATTACGGTGCTGCACGAGTTGCTGCACGCTGCTACGAACCAGAAGCTGTCTTTGGGTCTGACGGCTGTAGCCAACGGGTTCTCTCCAGATGCAGTGCTGACTAAGACTACGCGAGCGTTTACCGGCGTAATGAACAACGCGAACGCTACATACAAAATCATGGATGCGCTTGGGCAAGTACCCGATGACCTCCGTGCGTTGGTAGAGTCAACTATTGACATAGACGAGAACGGTAAACCCTACTACAAGATTTTTGAATTACATCAAGAGTTCTTGGCCTACGGCATGACCGAGCCTGTGATGCAGGAGTTCTTGCTGGGCATAGACACTGAGTCACCTAAAGGCTCGGCGTTCAGCCGTTTTGTTCGCGCCATCATGGACTACTTTGGAGTCGGCGAAAAAGACTTCAGCGCCATGACAGACTTGATTATCATCACAGACACAATTCTGTCCGCGCAAAAAACACCTGCCATGCGCAGGCTGGAGCGGGTTGAACGTGGAGAGAGTTACGAACAGGTATTTGCCTCGGCCAAAAAGACTCGTAAAAAAGTTGATAAGACCACCGAAAAGATAGACAAGAGCAACCTCCGTGATGCTATCAAGCCTGCTGGTTTTATTGAGCAGTTGGTACGCATGCGTAGCATGGAAGAATTTCTTGCAGCACTTACGCAAGGCAAAGTTCAATTCAAAGACGGGGTGATGCAGCAACTGCTTCCGGCGTTGCAAACTGGGGCACTTGTACGTTGGGCGGGCAAGTTAGGCGTCAAAGGCATGGACACAGCGTGGGCGAACATTGACAAGATGAACGCCATGCGCAACAAAGCTAACAACGATCTGTTTGAGATTGCGGAAGACTTGCGAAAGCTAGGGGCCAAAAACGCTAAACAGTACAAAGCACTTGCCGATGTAATGCACTACTCAACCCTTGTGTCGAAGGACCCAAACACAGATACCTCAAACAAAGGGCTGGCTGAGTTGTGGGGCCGACTGCTTCCAGAAAACAAAGAGTTGTACAACAAAGTTCGTCAGTACTACGAAGACAACCACAAGGCATATCACGAAGTCCTTCAAGAGCAGATCGATGCGTCCAAGCTGCCCGGTAGCGCCAGCGACCCTAAGTCACCGAAGGGCAAGTTAATTGCGTCTATCAAGCAGATGTACGAAGACGGCAAGAAGCGCTATCCATACTTCCCCCTCATGCGCTATGGGCAGTTTTGGGTTCGTGTAGGTAAAGGCCAAGCTCGTGAGTTCCACATGTTTGAAAGCCAATACGACCGCGATGCTTTTGTTAAAGAGCGCATAAAGCAACTGAACGCTGAGACTGGTAACAAACGCACTAAAGACGAGATGATAAAAGGCGGGGATATTGACGAAGGTAACAGCCTGTCTAGCGCACGGCAAAAAGATGTAGCCGCCAGTGAAATGCTGAAAGAGATATTTAATACGCTTGAAAGTAAGTCCGTGACTAGCATCACTGATGACTTTGGCAATGTCGTTGGCGATATGGCTACCCTGAATATGGATAAGCTCAAAGACGACATCTATCAGATGTACTTGCAGACTCTTCCAGATCGCAACTTCCGTCGGCAGTTCTTGACTCGTCAAGGCATAGCTGGTTTTTCAGGAGACATTAACCGTAACCTTGTGACCACCGGCACGAACATGGCGAACCAGATCGCACGTATTAAGTACGGCCCGGAAATTATGCTTAACCTTGATAGAGCTTCTGCTTCCTTAGAAGGAAACCCAGACAAAGCTAAGTTGGGAGAGTTTGTTGCTGAAATGACTAAACGCGCAGAAAAGCAGATTCGCCCAACTTCTGAGGACTCTATCGGCCACGAAACTTCACGGTTTGTTACTACTGCGGCCTTCTTGTGGATGATGACTTCCATCAAGACTATGGTGGCCCAGCTTACTGCTGTGCCTGTGTTCGTAGCCCCAGTACTCGCGTCTCATCATGGTGTGGCTAAAACTGCCGCCGCTCTTGCTTCGACCTTAAATATATTCAACGGACTTGGCGTAACCAAAACCAATCCCGACGGGTCTACGAGCTACACCATGCCTAGTATGGAGAATCTTAAAGGGCTGACCGCAGACGAAAAGTTAGCCGCTCAGTATATGCGGGACACCGGTATCAGCGACACCACGATGGCCTTTGATTTGGGCAATCGTCGCAATATTCCAACCGCAGAAACACGTAGCGCTTTTGCAGTTGGGCGTAAAGCTACATCTGACGCAATGACGGCGATGTTTCACCATGCCGAGCGGATGATTCGTGAAGTGACTTTTATGACTTCGTATCGTTTGAACCGCGACAAAGGGTTGACGCACGAAGCAGCTTTGAGCACCGCCGCCGCTGAATCTCACGAAGCGTTGGGTAACTACCATGCGTCTGAAAGACCTCGGGGCCTTGCGGCAAACAAAGCGGGGGAGGTGATGCTCAGCGCCGACAGCCCAATCGGGCGCTCCATATTGCAGTTCAAGATGTTCCCGGCATTTGTGACTACGTATTTCATCCGCAATGCGTACAACATGTTCAAGGGCCTGACTCCTGAAGAACGCAAGCAAGCCAAAGTTCAGTTCTTGGGCACGCTTGGCATGTCGTATTTACTGGCTGGGTACGTAGGCATCCCCGGCATCAGTATGGCTATGGGTGTCATCCAAGGTGCTCTGAACGCGCTTAACAAAATGAGCGGTGACGATGAGGATGACCCGCTTGAAGGCCGAGACTTTGAGTTCTGGTTCCGCAACATTTGGCTCCCACAGACATTCGGCAACGTAAAGATTGGCGGCTATACGCTTGATGAGTTCCTTGATAAAGGTTTGATTGCTGGTTTGACTGGCTACGACATCAGCAGCAGCATGTCCATGAACAACATGTGGTTCCCCGAAGTAAAAGACCAAGCCACTGCTCAAGCTGAAATGATGGACTACTTGCTTTCTTTAGGCGGTCCGGGCGTTTCTCTTGTCAAGCAGACTGGTCGGGCTATCGACTACTTTAACCAAGGGAAAATTCTTCAAGGTATGGAGCAACTGGCCCCGGCCCTGTTCCGTGCGCCACTGACTGCGTATCGGTATTCTCAAGAAGGTGCGCAGACTACAACCGGTGCATCTATCAAAGACGCGGAAGAGTTCACCATAGGTCAGATTCTGGCGCAGGGGGCTGGCTTTGCTACTGACGGGCTCCAAGCTCGCCGAGAGGCTATCTTCAAAATCCAAGGGTTGATTCTGGAAGCTAAGCGTGATCGCTCCAGTGCATTGGCTAGGTTGGACTTGGAAATCACCAAGGGTTCTGACAACGACGTTGAAAAGTCTATTGACAAAATCATCAAGTACAACGACAAGAACTATTGGGACCCAATCACAAGCGCCCAGATCAATGAGTCTTTGAAGAAACGCATGGAGCGTAGGCTGATGTCTGATCGCGGGTTCCCGATTGACAAGAAGTACTATCCACAGGTCATGGACTTGCTGGAGCCAAGCTACAAGAAACTGGAACGCGAAGCCCAGAAATAAAAACCCCCGGTTTTTAGGCCGGGGGTAAGAATGGCTGCAAAGCCATCAAGGAGAACAACGGCTTCAGTCTAGCCTAAGTGCGCCAGACCCGCAATCCTTTGATGCCCTCTTCGATGGTTACTTTCGTAACAGTGCTGATTTTCAGTCGGCGCGTCACTGCGGCTAGGGTTTTCCTAGCCTCCTCGTGGTCTATGCAGGGTATGAAGATCGAGTACCCCGTACGAAACTTTTTCCAGTCAACTCGGTAAGTTACCGTCTCTATCTTCATTGGTCAGCGTGTCCAGTGGCACGAGATTTTCAAACTTCTTGGCGTCGAAGTGCAGGGCACGGACGGCTGGGGAAACCATCTTCATGCCCTTTGACATGCGCTTGTTGATTGCGTCGATGAACGCGCCTTCATCTTTAAGCTGCTTGAGTGCGTCCTTGTAGTGGATTTGTAACTTTACGCAGTAGTCTTTGAACGCCTTAGCAGCAATAAACAGGTGGCCGGTATCCGGCTCGTAGCGCAGCAGCAACTCACCTTTGGGCTCGGAAGTCGGCAGGGATTCCATCTTTGTCCGTGCGTCAACCGTGCCATTCACGATCAACATGTTGTGGACGTGGGCGTTCATAAACTCGCCGAGCATGACTTTGGGGTCTGATGCAGGTGGGGCTACTTCGTCGCGCATCTCGGCCAGCATGCCAACCATCCACTTGTAAATTGCCTTCATGTCGTAGTCGTGCAAGCCAAGTTCTTTGGCAATCAAACCACCAGCTATGTTGATAGCCGCAGCCGCCGACCAGAAGCGCTCCCGTGCGGTGAACTGGACTTCTTTGTCGATTCGGGCTTGAATACTACGAACCAGACTGACCGCCTCTTCCAAGTTGTTCACGAGCCACTGGGCATAAATGTCACCGGCATGGCCGTAGTTCTCAAACATTTGATGGTCAAACATCTGCTTGCCTTCTTCAACGCTGATGACCGTACTTGGCGAAATTTTGTACTCCAGCAAACGCATGGACTCGCCGTCTGGGGAGTTCTTTGCCGCACCGAGCTTTTCGTAGAAGCTGGCGTTTGATGAAGCCAGAGTCATGTTGTTCCACTTGGTATGGTTGGCGCGAAGTTCATTGGTCTGGGACTTGGCTCGGTCTTTGCCCCTACCCTGAGATATGCTGTAGGCCAAGTCAGAGAACTCCATCGGGGTGGTGTTCGTAATCTCGTCGATGGTATTGGGCAGGTTGTTCATCACACCGAGGCGCATCATCTTGGCATTGAGTGTGTCCTTCCACATGGACGACAGGTCTTTGGGGTGCCCCCATACGCTATTGCACATGAACAACGCTGTCGATTTGCCTGAACCTGACGTCTTGTGGATGACGTTGATGATCGCACCGCTCAAGCCTGTGAACTTCAACAATGGCGAGCCAAACGCCGTAAGTGCAGCAAACGCATGAGGTTCAAGGCCGGGACGTCCGTACATGTTGAACACCTCTTTCCACTTCTCGAACGTGCCTTTGGTCACGAGCTTCTCGGCGAAACTTCGCGTGACAGCCGATGGTGGGCTGTAAAACACCCCGTCTTTTGTAATCTCTCGGTCGCCGACAATGAACTTGCTGTCGTTGTCTACCCATCCAAATTGTGTTCTCATAACTTCTGCCTTCCTTACGTACTGTAAATTTTTCATGGACGCCACGACGAAGATCGCCAGTAGCTCATGTTGCTTTTGCGTAGCCATCACACCGTGATGCGATAGCTGTTTGCGTAACTCATCTTTCGCCGAAATTGACGTAGCTGGGATAGAGAACTCCTTCACCCCATCGTGCGGCAAGTGCAGCCGAAACAACGCAACTTCACCCGCTTCAGGGTCGGTCATGCGCTTAACCACATACAAGTCGTGCTCGTACACCAGCACGGATTCGTCTTCGTCGGTTACCCCCTTGCGCCAGATGCCGCCCCCCTTGGCCCGAAAGAAAGGGAATGGATACTCTGGAATACGGTAGTGTTCTTTCGCCGGGGTTTCGTTTTCAACTTCCGGTATTTCAGCCTCTACTACGTACTCGCCGCCCTCAACTTCAGCTTGGGCTATCTCCATGCCCAAAACAATCGGGGATTTAATCCTGCCTTTGTGGGGGCAACCTACGCAGCCAGTTGGGTTGATCTTCTCGAATGTCAGGCAGTGGTGGGGGCCAGCGCTTGCAACCAACTCGGCGACCTTTTTGTCCACCTCCGCTGGGTTGTACCCGGGGTACTGACTCGACATCATGTGCGCGGCTTTGTCTTTGTCCACGCAGAACGCAGCAATAGACAGGGCCGAGCGCCACAACGGTTCCTCAATCGAATCTTGGTTTTGAAAGCAGTAGTTAAGCTGGGCGCAGCCGTTCTCCGCTTTCATCATAATGGTCTTGAACCGCTTGACCTTGTTCTGCATCAAGGCTTCCATCATTGGGCTGATGGACGGTAAAAAATCAGGTTTGTCGTCAATGGGTTCGGCAGCGCCGAGCAGTTCTTTCCATTGGGTGTACGCCAGAGTCTGTGTGTTCTCGTTGAGAACTGTGACTTCCATCGGTTCGGCTTGCTTAAAATTCAACGTGCCGGGGATACGCAGGACTCGTGCTGCTTCAAATACGGAAGAATCCACAATGAGACCGTGCTCAACACACAGTTCACGTAGGCGGTTTGCAAGGGGGAGCCAGTCGCGGCGCTCAATAGTTTCGTCAATCAGCCAGTAGGCGTGTACGCCGTAACCTGAACTGACCATGATCGGGCGGGGCATACCTGCGGCTATGCAGAACTTCTTTAGCTCATCCAAGCCGATTTGCTGCGTGAGATACCCTTTGATAATGCCCTTCTCATCAGGTACGCCCTTGGTCGGGCCGCAGTCAATGTCCATCCACAGTGCGCGGAAATGTATGGCGTTATCTGCTGTGCGTTTGTTCAAGGGGCCGTACTTGGCGCACCCAAAATACACATCAAATCCGTTGTCCACCAGCTTCTTAGCCTGTGCCTCTACCTCTTCCCTCGTATCAAAAAACTTCTGGTCTGCGTATTTCCCAAGCCCAAGCACAGAGTACCGGCCAGCGGCTGGCAGTACAGTGTCGAGAAGGTCAAAGTTAGACATATCTTTTCTTTTAGGGACGGCTACGCAGGGGGCCGAAGCCCCCGTACGCGCACGGATTATTTTTTCGCCTTGAGGCGCGGGAGCAAACGCTCAATTTTTTCGCAGTGAGCGCGGCTGGGGGAGGTTGTCCCCCAGAACCAGTTGTAGATAGTGGCCCGACTTACGTCAAGTTTCCCAGCTATCTCGCTCACAGGAATGTTGAGTTTTATGCAAGTACGCCCAAGGACAACGCCCCACGACTCATCGTCTGCCGATTTATTGGCTTCAACGAGTTGGAAGCTGTATCCGTAGCTCATCGCTTACTCCTCGCCAGACCAAGCCTTAACTACGTCATCCAGACCCTTCTTCACAGTGGGGGTAGGTGTAGCAGCTTTAGTGCTTTCTCGTTTGACCGGCTCGGCAACCGCTGCGGCAGCAGCTTTCGGAACAGGAGCGGCCAGAGCAGGGGTAGGAGCGCGGCCAGCCATATCCGCTTGGTACGGAGTCATAGTGACCATCTTCTGCACTTCTGGTTTCTTGGCAACTTCGCTCGTCACCGCGTACTGGTCTTTGTTGATGAACCGAGCAGGTGTGAACAAGATGGACTGATTGTCGTTGTTCTCGTTAAAGCTCAACGTGGTAACAACGTAGTCCAAGCTCTTGCCGTTGTTGGCCAAATACTTGGTGTAGTTCTCAAAGGTGTGGGTGTTGTCGGCAGTGCCGTCACCGAACAAGGACTTCGAGGCTAAGTTCAGTTGATAGACCTCGCCTTCCAAGGAAGTACCAAAGTCTTCCACCAAGTTCACAGCAATGCGGCGTGAGTAGCGGCAAGCCTTAGAAGTGCCTTGGCCCGAACCTTTAATGTTCTGACCGCAGGTGTCGCAGCGGCTAGCTTGCGGAGAAACAGAACCAGCGTCAGGCGCTACGCCGTCATTAGAGAAGCAATCTGGGGCGCTCGGCTCAGCGTCTGGAGTCCAAGGCTTTAGATAAAAGATACGACCGACTTTAGGCGATGCGCTCACGATGACGACTTCAAGGTCGCCTTTAACTTTACCCATCTCTTCGCCGCCGACCATCTTGCGGAAGATACCGTTCTTAGGCACGATGCGTTTGATGCCGCTCTTGCCAGCGAGGGCTTTGGTTAAATCACTGACGCCAGCAGTTTGCAGGAAGTCAGGCAGGTCTTGGTTCAAAAGTGCAATGTTGCTCATTTTTCAATTCTCCGTTTAAGATTTTGCGCGTCGGACGACGACTGTGTATTCGTTCTCAACATTCAAGCCCATAGGCATGACGTTGGGATTTTCGGCTAGAAAATCTTTCATGTTGGTTTGGTGCAAGCGCTTCTCAAGCAAGCCAAATGCACTGTGTTCCTTGATGAAAGAGTACATGGAGTCCCAGTCGCCAGTCCAGTATTTCGACTTGACTGAACGAATGATCGTTCCGTGTGGGGTACGGATGCTGTCAGCACCCATCTCTTTGCAGGTATCGAGCATCTGCTCGGCCAGCATCTGCTGCTGTGCTTCGAGGTCTTTATCGACGTTCTCAAACTCACGTTTGTTCTCGGCGCGTTTGTCTCGAATCTTCAGGTAGACAGCAGTAAGCTGATCTAGGTCTAGCCGTTCGGCCCCTTCGTTCTCTTCACTCATCTAACACTCCTTTGGTTGAAAGAAACCCGACTATACCATATCTTTAGACATTGTCAATAGCTTCTGAAGAAATTTCTTGTCGGTACAAATCGATGATTTGTTGGTGGTTGGTCACGTTCCCCCGAAGCATCGAGTAGACTCGGCGCTCGGTTTGGCTCCCACAGATATGCACGATGGTCATTGGGTTGACCTGACCCGGGCGGTCAATACGTGCGTTGGCTTGGAGGTAGGTCTCCACGCTGGTACAGGGAGCGTACCAAATGATTGTGTCGGCTGCTGTAAGGGTAAGCCCGTGTGACGCAGCTTGCGGTTGGATGATAAGCACCTTGATGGTCGGCTGCTCTTGGAAGTTCTTCACGATGTCCGAGCGGCGGTTCACAGACACGGCCCCGTTAATCACCTCACACGTTATGCCGTTCTTAATCAAGTGGTTCTTGAGCATCTCGATGGTGTGCGTGAACGGAACAAACACCAGCACTTTGTTGCTGCTCTCGTCAATGACTTCCTGCACCACGTTCATGCGGTTGGACACATCAAACTCCAGCACCTCATGGGTGTCAGTGTAGACCGAGCCACAGGAAATCTGAAGCAGCTTGCTCATCTTGGTCGCAGCGTTCACAGCGGAGACTTCTTCGCCTGCTGCCTCTAACAGCATCTCCTTCTTGAGAATGTTGTAGTACTTGGTTTGCTGCGGGGTCAGTGGGGCGTCACGATCAATGTAGGTCAGAGACGGCAAGTCAATGCAGTCCTTCTTCTCGAAACGAATCGCCGGTTGCAAGATGCTGTGTACTGTGTGCTTGGCTGTCGGCTTCGGAATCCACTTGAACTTGGTTAGCTGTTGCATCACCAAGTCGCGGTACTGGCCGTGGAACATCGGCACACCCTTGGGGTTAACCAGCTTGCCCAAGCCATACGCATCCATTGGAGACTGCGCTGCTGGCGTACCCGTCAGCATCCACAAGCCCTTCACAACTTTGTTAATGTCGCGCAGTGTTTTCCAGCGGGTCGTCTGTGCGTTCTTGTAGGCCGAGGCTTCATCAACCACAATGAGATCGAACCCACCATTGATGATCTCGTTCTTCACGATATCCACGCCGTCAAAGTTGATGACAACAAACTCAGCACCGGAGTTGATGATTTCCTTGCGCTTGTTAGCGCTCCCGTGGGCTATCGATACCGTGCGATGGATAGCAAATTTAAATAGGTCTTGCTGCCATGCTGATTTCATTATCGACAACGGGCAGATAACCAGCACCCGCTTCACGATGCCTCGCTGCATCAAATAGTCCACCGCCCAAATCACCGATGCTGTCTTGCCCGTACCCTGCTCGTTGAAGCAGAACGCCTTGCGGTTGGTAATCAAAAACTGCGCCGTTTCTTTTTGGTGGTTGAATGGCTCAAACCCGTGGGGGCGAGGCCACTCGTATTTTTCTAAACTCATTGTTGCTCTTTCAATCTAACGTAATCAAAGTTTAGACTTGTTTCTAATTTTTTAGCTTTGGAAAGGCGGGTAAAGACATGGTCGTGTTCTTCTAGCTCTTCAGCGTCAAGCGGCACCCACCCTCTACCAAACACCAAAAGCCAAATGCCTTCGTCTGTCATTTTTTCTTGGGCTTGTTGACTTTGACTGTGTGGTCAGAGTTGCGGCTGAACGAACGGTTGGCGCTCGGGGACTTCAGCTTCAAGTTGCTCGGCGCGTTAGTGCCGCCCTTACTCAGTGGCACGGCGTGGTCAATGTCTTTGCCTGTGCGGTCGATACCTTTTTTGTCCATCTCGTTACGGGCGCGTTGGCGCTCCATGCGGTCAGGCAGTTCGCCTCGCTCGACTTGCTGCTGGTATTCCTTCTTGTAAGGACGGGGTTTGTTTACGTATGGCATTTTTAACTCCTGTTGTGTTCACAAACTTTGACGGGACAGAACCTACATAGAGGGCCGGTGATCGGGTTCCACACTCCATTTTCCAACGCCGCTTCGATTCGTGCAACATCCTGCGCTGGCTTCTCGATGTACTTGTCTTTCATCTCGGCGTGGTGCGTAGCCTTGACGAACTCCTTGCTCACCACGAACAGCAGGGCCGACTTGATCTTCTTGATCTTGGGGTACTTGGCAAAGATAGCGGCGGCTATGAGGTCTAGCTGCTTCACGTCCGCGTACCTAGCGTTCTTACTCGTCTTGTAGTCCACCGAATGCGCAATGCCCTCGGCTTCGTTGAGCACCACCAAGTCAGTGATTCCGTGCCACCAAACATCTTCGGCCTCAAAATCGCAAGGCTCTAGCTCTTTGGTCAACCCTAGTTTCACTTCACATAACTTCTCGCCGGGGATAGCGTTGAGTTGGTCGAGCATTGCTTTCACATACTCAAACTGTGGCGGGATAGGCACACCATCTCTGATGTACTCCTCTGCTGCTGTGTGCATCGACTTACCATACAGTGTTGCTGTAGTGTCTGGCTCACGCTCGGTCTTCAGAATTTTCGTGTGGTAGTACTTCTTCGGGCACTGTTGGAACGTCTTCAGGCTACTGAAAGACCATTTAATACTCATTTTGTTCCTTGTTGTCCGTGTTCAAATCTTGCGGCTCGGGCGGCGGCGTACGCTTCGTACACCTTCGGGTAATACCTAGGCGCGTGAATTTGTTTTGTGTCGATGCCCCAATTGTCTCCTTCAACGTCAAGCCCATGCACGGGCGCTGCATCCATCATGTTGCTGAACGGGCTGTCTTCGATGACAGATACTTGACTTCCGTTAAAAAACGCATAAGACTTACACAACCCTTTGTAGTGTTGCAAGATTGGGTGTAGGTAGATTTTGCTTGTTGACGCCTCTGGAATTTCGGACAGCAAGAGCAGACCACGTGCCTTCCCAAGCGAGTCTGCAAAGCCCGGCAGGATACCACCGTAGTCGTGCATATTCGAATACCGCTGCCAATCTTTCTTCAGCGTGTTCACATCGCCTTTAACCTCTACGTAGATACCTCCATCACCCCAGCGTTCTGGCAAAAAGAAGTCGGGCAGATAGCGTTCTGTTTTACACACTTGCTCCCCGCTCTTCTCGTCGTAGTGGTCGTGCACCTCGCACTCAAACCCTTGATCTTCGTATTTCCACGAAATGCCGAGCGTGTCAAAGAACACAGCCCAACGTGCCTCAAGGCGTGACCGGAAATGGTAGCCCTTGTAGAAGGTTTCAATTGCTTTAATTTGACTCATCTTTGGCGCTCCTGCATGTCTTTGATCGAGTTAATCATCAGCTTTGTCTCCGCAAGGGCAATGAAGCCCTGCTCAATCGCCTCGGCAAAATCCTTCTCCAGCATTGCGTCATGCGCCGCTTTCAGCGCGTTCTCGGCCAACATACAAGGCCGTGCGTAATCAACAATCGCCATACGATTCTCCATATCCAGATTCACAATTAAGGGGTAGCTCCAAGCCCCACTTGGGTCTGAGGCGCATGCAGATTTCAACGTATTCCTGCGCGGTAGCAACCTCGGCGGTCGGCACGATACAGGCTACGGCATCATGCACAGTCATCACGACTCGGTACTTCTTTGCAATCATCAACATCTGGTCACCAATGATAATTCGAGCCAAGGCTTGGCACACGTTCTCGATCAGCTTCCCGCCGTAGATGCGGTTGGGGATGATAGCTCGGCCTTTTTTTGTGTCGTACACAACCTCGACCCTGTCTGTTTCTTCGTCAGTTTTCTGGCGCAAGTTGGGGTAGCGGATGTACAAGCCGTTGGGCAAGCGAACGCCGTCTTTGCCTTCGATCTTCAGAACGCCGCCGCGTCCTAACATTGTTAGCTGCCCCCTCAGAATCGCTTCAATCGCGGTATTCGCCTCTTTCCAAAGCGCAGTAATTTTCGGGTAAGTATCTCTGTACGTATCAATAATTCGCTTTGCTTCTTCGAGCGTAATTTCAACACCAAAATTCTTAAGTTGTGCCTGAAACTTCGCCGCCCCCATGCCGTAACCGCAACCAAGAATCGTAGTCTTGCCGACGAATCTTTCATCCTTCGTGATGTCAGCCGCTGCTTTTCCGTAAATTGCTGACGCCATGATTTTGTAAACGTCCTCGCCACGGTCAAATGCTTCCACTAAGTCGTCTTGGCCAGCTAACCATGCCAGCGTACGGGCTTCAATTTGAGATGAGTCGGAGTCGATCATCATGTACCCCGCAGGTGCGAGGATTGCCTTCTTCAACGGGGAAATGCGCGGAAGGTTCTGGAGGTTTACGTTGTCGGCCCCGCCCCATCGCCCAGTGTGGGCAGCGTAGTAACGGAGGGGAACTG